GAAGCCTATTTACCTAATGATAAAGAATTTATTTATTTGTTAGCACCTCAATCTAAAAAAGAAACTGTCGATAAAATTTTAAAATTATATTGGACTTATGAAGGCTCTGATGATGAACATGGCTTTTATCAGAAAAGATTAAAAGAAGAATATGAAAGAGCCGTTTCAATAACTGAAACAAATCGTCAAAATGCCAATAAGCGTTATGCGACCGCAGAGCAACCGCAAAGCGAACGCACTGCCTCTATATCTATATCTAATTCTATATCTAAATCTAATAAAGATATTATAGATAAAAATTTTGATAAGTTTTGGGAAGACGTTTGTTATAAAATCAGTAAGGGTCAAGCAAGACGTAATTATCATAAATTACATAAAGATTGGTGGGAAGAACCTCAGACCTTAGCAAAAAAATATAATAATTATTATAATTCACTTAAAGATAAGCAATATGCTCAATATCCAAGTACATGGTTAAACGCTGAAGGTTTTTTAAATGAAGGAGTAGAAATTAAAGAACAAATGACCGATCAAGAAATGAAAGATTGGAAATTTAAAGGCGATGTTGAAATGAGGAAGAAGGGGATTAAACCTTTATCTTGGTCAGTAGGTTATATTCGTGAACTTGATGAATTTATTGCGAAAAACGATTCATAAAATGAATCTTCGCCCATTCTCTATCTTGTGGTTTAAATTCTACTTCTACAAACTTGTCAATGCTTTGAGGAGCATTATCAAACTTGAACAGGCCAAGAAAAAACTTGATAGATTTATTAGTAATACCGTAAACATTCATGGTTGCAATTTATTGAGTTATATTTATTTTAAAATTGTCAAAATGGAAAATCAGTTATGTCAAACCCACAAAGCTACATTATCGTAGAAAATGATGACGGTACATATACTGCATATGTTAATTTTGGCTCATGGCAATCAAAAGAGGAGGCGGAACATAATTTAGACTTAGCTATGCAAATGTTAGGCATGCAATTAACTAAATCACCGACAGTACATTAATGGATATAAAATATTATTCACCAGACGAATTAAAACCTTACGAAAAAAACCCAAGAAAAAATTTAAATGTTGATAAAGTGGCTGACTCATTAAGAGAGTTTGGATTTCAGCAACCTATTGTTGTAGACAAAGACATGGTTGTAATTGTTGGCCATACAAGATTAGAGGCTAGTAAAAAATTAGGCTTAAGAGAAGTGCCTGTTTTAATAGCTGACATTTCCCCGGCAAAAGCAAAAGCATATCGAATTACAGATAATAGATTAAATCAAGATAGTTCTTGGGATTATAAATTATTGAATTTTGAAATGGGTGATTTAATGGATAATCATTATGATTTATCTCACTTAGGTTTTGACGATAGCGAAATTGAAAAAATTGTTGCGTTTGAGCCAAAGTTTGAATCCGATAATAATAAAATAGAAAATGTATCATTAGATGAAATACAAGCACCAATGTCACAAGTTAGAATGGTACAATTATTTCTTAATAGTGAAACAGAGCCTTTGTTTAAAAAAATGGTAGAAAAATTACAACAAATCTACGGAACATCTAATTTGACGGATACTGTTTACAAAGCATTAGAAAATGAAAACGCTAACAGTCAAGTCTAAATTATCAGAAGAACAGATTAAAGATTTAGAAGGTCAATTCCTTAATGAAAGTTATATTGATATAATTTTAGAAGAAGATACTAAAGTCGTTAATGAAGAAGGTAAACCGATTGCCGTTTTTATTAAAAATGTAATTCCTCATAATTTAGCAGAAGATGCCTATTACGCATTAAGAAAAGCAGTAGCAAAATCAAATAACAGAGGGCAGGCTGCCGGTCCGCTGCCACCAGAATTAAAGGTAGGTGATAAGCTAGACGGAATGACCATAGGAAAAATTGTAGGCGGAAATAGATTTATCCCTTTAAAGAAAGACGGAACACTTTCTAATTCACCAAAAGCCAGAGCAGTTAATTCAAGTATTATTGGATATGCTGACCGGTATGCGAGAATACCTTATTGTCGTACTACCGAATTTACATATAGACATTTTGAAACATATAAAAAAGCAGTTCCGTATATTCAATACATATCAAGATTGTTTAAAGAATATTTGCCAGACAGGTGGCAAAACCAAAAAGATGAATGGGATAAAACCCACCAAGATTTTAAAATCCAAGATACTGTATTTACCACAGTGACTGTTAATAAAAATTTTAGAACTGCCTGTCATTATGACAATGGAGATTTGCCAGAAGGGTTTGGAAATTTAGCAGTATTAGAAACCGGTAAGTATCAAGGGGGATATACCGTTATACCCAAGTATGGCGTGGCCGTAAATGTAAGAAATTGTGATTTAGCTTTGTTTGATGTTCATGAACTTCACGGGAATACTGCGATAACTTCTGACCGACCTTATGAACGTATATCTGTTGTTTGTTATTTTAGAAAAAAAATGGTCCAATGTGGTAGTGCCATAGATGAATTAGAAAGATTGAAACAAAAGCAATCTTTATGAAAATATATATACCAACTCTTGGCAGAGTTGATAATCAAGCCACATTAAAAAACCTTCCCCAACAGCTATTAGATAAAACAATCTTAGTCGTTCAGCCCCATGAAGAAGAATTACTAAAAAAACAACATAATAATATTCTAGTATTGCCAGAATCTATTAAAGGGATAGGAAAAACCAGACAGTATATCATAGATCAGTGCCAAGATGATAGATTACTTTTCATTGATGATGATTTGAAATTTCTAAAAAAAGATAGCTTAGGTAAATTAAAAAATTGCTCAGATAATGAAGTAATTGAAATGTATGATTGGTTAAATGAAAAAATTAACAATGGTTATGGATTAGCCGGTATCAGCGCACAACAAGGTAATCATACCCATAAAACAACTGAGGTAATATTAACTAGAATATATGCTATCTATTCAATCAATGTTTCCTTAATGAAACAATTACAAATTAGATTTGACGAAATAGAATTAATGGAAGATTTCAATGTTCAAATAAGATTAATTAGAAATGGAGTATTAACAATATTAAATTCATCTTTTGCTCATGCTCAAAAAAACGCTAATGCTAAGGGAGGTTGTTCAGAATTTAGAAATATAGAAAATCAATCTAAATCAGCAAGATTATTAGCAAAATTACATTATCCTTTTGTAAAGGTTGTAAAGAAAAAAACAAAATCATGGGAAGGTATGCAAGAAAGAGAAGATGTAATGATTTATTGGAAAAAAGCATACAAACAAAACATTTGAAGTGATAAAAATTATAATATAAACAAAAAACAACCCACACTCTGGGTATAAGAGGTAAAACATGGAAGAAAAGAAAAAAGTCGGAAGACCAAAGATAGAAATAAATGAAGATCAATTGGAAAAATTAGCATCAATCTTATGTACTATGGAAGAAATGGCATCATTCTTCGGTTGCTCAGTAGATACCCTAGAGCGTAATTTTGCGGATACTATAAAAAAGGGAAAAGACAAGGGCAGAATGTCATTAAGAAGATTACAGTTTGAAAAAGCACAAACAGGCAATACCACAATGTTAATTTGGTTAGGTAAACAAATGCTAGGACAAAAAGATAAGATTGAAACTAGCGAAAACAATGACCCGCTCCCATGGTCTTATGATTAATGGGATTAACCCAACCTCAAAAAACAGTCATTGACAGTAAAGCAAGGTTTCGGGTTTTAATTTCTGGCCGTAGATTTGGCAAAACATTCCTAGCCATTAATGAACTAGCAAGATTTGCTAGATACCCTAAAAAGAAAGTTTGGTATGTCGCACCTTCTTATCGTATGGCAAAGAATATCGTTTGGAGTGATTTGATAGATAGGTTATACAAACACAAATGGGTAGATAAGGTCAATCATGCTGATTTGACAGTTCATTTAAAGAACAGTTCCACTATTAGTTTACGAGGTGCTGATAATGAACAATCCCTTAGAGGAGTAGGTTTAGATTTCTTAGTATTAGATGAGTTCGCCGACATTAGAGATACAGCTTGGACGGAAGTTCTTAGACCAACTCTTTCAGATAGAGGTGGGCATTGTTTATTTACAGGAACACCTAGAGGTTATGGCAATTGGTCTTACAATCTTTTTTTAAAAGCAGAAACAGATCAAGAATGGGCAAGTTTTAAATATACTACCTTAGAAGGTGGGCAAGTATCAGCAAATGAAATAGAACAAGCTAGATATGATTTAGATGAAAGAACATTTCAGCAAGAATATGAAGCATCATTTGTAAACTATGCCGGTGCTATCTATTATAACTTTGATAGAACTAAAAATATTATTGATGAATACCAACCACAAACAAGGATTATCCATATTGGCATGGACTTCAATATAGACCCTATGGTTTGCGTTGTGTCAGAAATCATTAACGATGTAGTGTTTATTTATGATGAAATACAAATTTATTCTAGTAATACGCAAGAAATGACAGAAGAAATTCTAAATAGATATCATGGTCATCAGATAACAGTTTATCCCGACCCGGCATCAAAACAACGTAAGACATCTGCGGGCGGATTAACTGATTTAGCCATATTAAAGAATGCAGGTTTTAATCTTAAGGTAAGAAATAACCACCCATTGATTAGAGATAGAATTAATTCCGTAAACGCTAAATTGAAAAACGCCAAGGGCAAAAATAGTTTATATATTGCTTCAAAGTGTAAAAATGTTATAAAAAGTTTGGAAAGGCAAATTTACAAAGATGGCACAACAATCCCAGACAAAGATAGTGGATATGATCATTTTAACGATGCCTTAGGATACATGATAGAATATTTATACCCATTACGCAGAGAATTTAAACCAAACAAGCCTATGAGGTGGTCATAATGGCAAATTATACAAGAGAATTTTTAACATCTAAACATAAACATTACCAAGAAAAGATTAATGATTGGGCTTTTCATTATCGCTCTTATACAGGTGGTCAAGATTATCAGAATGGTTTTTTATTAAATAGATATGTTTTAGAAACTGATGAAGAATATTTAAAACGAGCAGAGAACACCCCTATTGACAATCATTGTAAAAATGTAGTTCAAATTTATTCATCTTTCCTATTCCGTGTACCGCCTACTAGAGATTATGGTACGCTTGATGGTGACCCTGCTATTGAATCTTTTACGAAAGACGCTGATCTTGACGGAAGGTCGTTTAACAATGTTATTAAAGAAATGCAAATTAACTCATCTATCTATGGTACTTGTTGGGCGATCATAGACAAGCCAAGAGTTATCACAAAAACCAGAGCAGAAGAATTACAACAAGATATTCGACCATATATCAGCTTATACACTCCAGAGAATGTTTTAAATTGGAATTATGAAAGATTAGCTAACGGAAGATTTTATTTAACATCATTAAGCCTAGTAGAAGAAGCAACAGAAGATTATGCGATTATTAAGGTTTGGTCTTTAGAAGATATATCAACATTTGTCGTTGAAGATTTCAATAAACCTTATGCAGAAGGTAAAGTTAAAATGATTGATGAAATCCCTAATGTATTAGGTGAGATTCCTGCAGTAGTTTTATATAATCAAAAATCTCAACGCAGAGCTATTGGTATATCTGATTTGAATGATGTCGCAGAATTACAAAAATCTATTTATAATGATTATTCAGAAATTGAACAATTAATTAGATTATCAAACCACCCTAGTTTAGTAAAGACACCAAATGTAGAAGCTAGTGCCGGTGCAGGTTCTATTATTGAAATGCCAGAAGATTTAGCACCAGAATTAAAACCCTATATCATTCAACCTAGTTCTCAATCCTTAGAAGGAATTATGAAAGTAATTAGCATGA